GAATTAGGGGAAAACTTTTAAATTTAGAAAGTAAATATGAAATTAATGATGAAGTTGAAACCGAAAGTGCAGCCGAGGGAATCGAAGAATTAGTTGAACAGTTAAAAGAAGTACAAGATATAGGTTTGCCAGTTCAAGGACATATTTTTAATCAAATTATTGACGGCGCGCGAAAGGGAACGTTGACAATTAGGTCTGCAGCAAGTTCAGTAGGTAAGACAAGAAATGCAATTGCTGATGCTTGTTATTTAGCTTACCCGATTAGATATAATTCAGAAACTTGTGAATGGGAACAAGTTGGAAATTGTGAAAAAGTTTTATTTATAGTAACAGAGCAACAATTTAAAGAAATTAGAAAAATGATTTTAGCTTATCTAACTGATTTTAGTGAAAGTCGTTTTAAATATGGAGATTTTAATGAGAGAGAACAATCTGTAATTGCTCAAGCAATTGGATTAATGAAACACTATGAAGAGAATTTAACTCTCGTTAAGATGCCGAATCCAACAATTGAACTTGTAAAAACTTTAGTTAGAGAGAATTGTATCACTCGAGATATAGGTTATGTATTTTATGATTATATTTTTATTGGGCCTGCATTACTTGATGAATTTAGAGGATTCGCTTTAAGAAATGATGAAGTATTATTAATGTTTGCAACAGCATTAAAAGATTTGGCGGTTGAATTGGACGTAGCGATGTTTACTTCAACTCAGTTAAATGCAAAAGGCGATGATAATAAAGATATAAGAAATGAAGGAAGTCTTGCGGGCGGTCGTAGTACAATTAATAAGGCAGATAATGGTGCGATTATGGCAAGACCAACAAAAGAAGAATTAGATGTGTTAACTCCAATTTTAGCGGGAATGCCTGATACACCGAATTTAGTAACTGATATATATAAGGTGAGAAGTGGAGAATGGACACAAGTTCGAATTTGGTCAGTTATGAATTTAGGAACTTTAAAAAGAAAAGATTTATTTGTAACTGATGCAAGAATGGTTCCAGTTGAAAACTTTTATGAAAGAGAAGAATATCAGATTAAAAATTGGGATTCTGAAGAAGATAAAAGATTAAAAGAAATAATTGAAAGGTTAGAAAATGGTGAAGTAGTTGATTGATTATCAAGGTATTATTGAACAGCTAAATACGGATAAGATAATTGACTTAATGGAACGATTAGGAGTTGAAACATACGTGCGGCGCCCCGGCTATGTGATTTTTCCGACGATATGTCATAATGAGGACCCCGCGCAAGCTTCAATGAAATTATATTACTATGAAAATACTCATATTTTTTATTGCTATACCGAATGTAATGGAATGTCAATATTTTCGTTCTTAAAGCATTACTATGAATCGCATAATTTATCATATGACTGGTATGAAGATATATATAAGGTCATTCTTGATTGCAGTAATTTTCGGCTGGCCGTGCCTGGACATGCAACTTATAAATCAATTCGTGACCAATATAGACGTCCTGAACATATACAGCTTCCCACATATTCAGAAGGTATTTTAAACACTTTTACTAAGTTCTATCCACCAGAATGGCTTAATGATGGAATTAGTAAAACTGCGATGGATAAGTTTAATATTTTATATTCCATACCACAAAATAAAATTATAATACCTCATTATAATATTGATAATAAGTTGGTAGGTGTGCGCGGCCGAGCTTTAAATCCTTGGGAAGTAGAGAATATAGGTAAATATATGCCAGTTCAAATTGAAGGTAAATGGTATAGCCATCCTCTATCTCTTAACTTATATGGACTTAATAAAACGAAAGAAAACATAAAAAAGACAGGTATATGTTTTATTTTTGAAGCAGAAAAATCAGTTTTACAGATGGATAGTTTTGACCGTCTCAACTGCGCGGCCGCCGTATGCGGAAGTCAATTTAATAAGTTTGCACTTAAAATTTTAATTCAAAATTGCCATCCAAATGAAATCGTAATTTGCTTCGATAAGGAAGAAAAACCTGGTGAAGATATATATTTTAATAAACTATATAAACTATGTAGTAAATATAAAAATTATGCAAACTTTTCTTTTATTTATGATATGGAGAATTTACTTGAATTAAAGGACTCTCCTACAGATAAAGGACAAGATACATTTGAAAAATTGTTACAAAGGAGAGTTATTGTAAAGTGAAGACAAAATTAGTAAATAAGGATATAAGACAAGATTATACCGCAGAGCTTTTAAAAGAACGTGGAGTTACGGAAGATGTATTACCTTACTTTTTAGGAGAACCAATTCAAGGTTTATTACAAGACCCTGAAGCTTTTGATAATATTTTCCAAGGTTATAATCTATTTGAAGAAATAATTAATCTCGCCCCAGATAAGCAAATCTTATTAGTTGTAGATTCTGATGTAGATGGTTTTACTTCTAGCGCCATTATGTATACTTATTTAAAGCGAGTGAATCCAAACTTACAAATTGATTATATTCTCCATGAAGGTAAAGGTCATGGACTCAGTGATGTAATAGATACAATTCTTGAGAGTGAAGATAACTTAAGATATGTAATTTTACCTGATAGTAGTAGTAACGATTATATATTTCATGAACGACTGGGCGCGCAAGAAATTAAATGCCTTGTCCTTGACCATCATATTGTAGAAGAAGATACTCAATTTTCACCCTCTGCAGTAATTATTAATAATCAATTATCACAAAGATATCAAAATAAAGACCTTTGTGGCGCGGGCGTAGCTTGGCAATTTTGTCGCTTCTGTGATATGCGTAGAGGAACAGATTATGCTGATGATTTAATTGACCTCGCCGCACTTGGAATTATCAGCGATATGATGAGCGTTATATCGCCCGAGAACAGATATATCATCTATGAGGGCTTAAGAAATATTAAAAACTATTTCTTCCTTGCTCTTTGTGAAAAGCAGTCTTTTTCAATGGGAGGTAAAATTAATCCCACAACAATTGCTTTCTATATCACACCTTTAATCAACGCATTAATTCGTGTAGGCACAATGGATGAAAAGCGTAGATGTTTTGAAGCATTTATTGATGGACATCAGATGGTTCCAAGCCAAAAGCGTGGTGCGAAAGGAACATATGAAGAAGTTGCGATTGAGTCTGCACGTGAGTGTACAAATGCAAGAGCAAAGCAAAATCGAATTCTTGATAAGGCTGTCGAAGAACTTGAGATTAAAATTTTTAAATACGACCTTTTAGAAAATAAAATTTTATTCGTTAGATTAGATGAAGAAGATTTCCCTGCAGAATTGAATGGATTAACTGCAATGAAATTAGCTGCAAAGTATAAGCGTCCAACAATTGTAGCTCGATTAAATGATGAAGGATATGATAGAGGTTCAAGTAGAGGCTTAAATGAATCTGCACTTAAGTCTTTTAAAGACTTTATGAATGAAAGTGGATATTTTGAATATACAGCTGGCCATGATAATGCTTGTGGTATTTCAATTCTTGATAAGAATTTACATGATTTCCACGAATATGCGAATAAAGAATTGGCAGATATGGATTTCGGTGAAAATTGGTATGAAGTCAACTTCGAACGTTTCGCGGCAGACCCAGATATAGTTCCGTTGATTTATGACCTTGCCACGAATGAAGATATATTTGGACAGCATAATTCTGAGCCACTTATTCATGTAACTGATATTAATTTAAAAAGAAATGATATTGCAGTTATTGGCAAGAATGCAGATACTATTAGAATTGAAAAGTTTGGAGTTACTTATCTTAAATTTCATGCAAAAGAAATGATTGAACAATTGGCGGCCGTACCGTCAGATTCGATTAAATTAGAAATTGTAGGCAGAGCAAATTTAAATGAGTTTGCGGGAAGGATAACACCACAAATTTTTATTACTGATTTTCAAATTGATGATGGAACATTAGGATTCTAAGAGGTATATAATGAATTTTAATACTATGTTTTTGCTATTTGTTTTAACTCATTGTACTGAAACCGATAATTATATCATTGGAGATTCCTTTAAAGATGCGGATTCTTTAGATTTTAAAATGGATTTTAATCATTTAATTGAATTGTTTTTAACAGAAACCTTTGATGATGATAGCTATTTTGGATGCAAGAGTTTTAATAAAAAAGATTTACGTGAAAAGTTGTTAAATAACTTGACAATTTAATAAAATTTTGATATACTATTTATATGAAAGGTGAAAAATGGAAATAATTAAAATATTAAATTTACTTCAAAAATATAATATACCAAAGAGTTATCCTTTATGGGCAGAACATGATATAATTGGTTTTAATGTTGATTATGAAAAAATTAGTGAAGAAGATATTAATACATTACAAAAATTAGGATGCTTTTTGAGTGAAGAGTATGATAGTTTAATAATGTTTGTATAAACTAGAAAGATAAGCTTTATGTATGCCGCGGCCGTGCGTTAGATGTATAGACATTGACGATGTTAATGTTTGCGTCATATCAACCGGCCGCGAATTTATAAGTCAAAATCTGGGAAATTGCACAATTTTATGTAGCCTTCCAGGGAAATTGCTACTTATATATAGAAGCAAAGGAGGGATTTGAAATGATTGGAATTTATAAGTATCAAAATAAACAAAATGGAAAAATATACATAGGTCGCAGTGTTAATATAACTAAACGTAAATGGGAACATTTGGCCGACCCATCTCCCTATTCATATTTTGACCAAGTTTTACAAAAAATCGGCGAGGATGCTTTTGATTTTACTGTTGTTGAAGAATGTCAAGAATCAGAATTAAAAGAAAGAGAAAAATATTGGATTAAATATTTTAATTGTTGTGTAATGGAAAATCGCGAAGGTGGCTATAATTTAACCCATGGAGGAGAAGAATATCGTAGTGATGAAAACCCATGGGCAAAACTTTCTATTCAACAAGTAGAAGAAATTATAGATAAACTTGCACATTCTGCCATTTCAATGGAACAATTGGCCAAAGAGTATAAAGTTCATCGAAATACTATTAGTGATATAAATTGTTGTAAAACTTGGCCGTGGTTACATAGCTATAAGAAAAATATTCGTACGGAAGCCCAAGGTAGTTCTTTTCATGGTGAATTAAATGGTTGTAATAAAATTACAGAAGAACAAGCCAAATATATCATTCATTTATTAGAAGTAGATTCTCGAAGTCAAGCTCAAATTGCACGTGATGAACATATTTCTGAAAATATTATTCGTGATATTAATGGGTGCAGAACGTGGAAACATTTACATAATTATAAAAAGAATATTCGTAAAGAATATAAATTGACAAATAATTAAAATTTTGATATAATTATATTAGAAAATGAAAACTTTAATTATTAAAAAGGAGGTGATGCAGTAGTGAAGACAAACGAAAAAATAAAATACCCTGGTAGTCTTCATAACTGAGGAACCATACTGATTTCAGCAATCTACGTTTACGTGACAGCATTAACACAGTAGAATCCTTAATTGATTATGCATTAGAATTAAATCAAGAAGTATGCGGTATAACCGAACATGATACCATTGCAAGTCATATTCGAGCAGAAAAATATTATAATAAGATAAAAGAAAAGAATCCAAACTTTAAAGTAATTCTTGGTAATGAGATTTATCTTGTAAGGAATGGATTAAATTCAGATAACTTTGATAAAGACAAAGATAGATACTTCCACTTCATTCTTTTAGCAAAGGATGAAATTGGACATCAGCAGATAAGAGAAATCTCAACTCGCGCATGGATGCGTAGCTATGTCGCGCGCCGCATGAGACGTGTGCCAACTTATTATCAAGATTTAATTGATATAATTGGTGCGAATCCGGGTCATGTAATTGGTTCAACCGCTTGCCTTGGAGGTTGTTTGCCGACTCAACTTCTTAGAAATAGAGATAATGGCGCACCTTCGATAGATTTAATTAAAAGATGGATTCTACAAATACAAGCTATCTTTGGAAAAGAAGATTTCTATTTTGAAATGCAACCATCATTTAATAAAGACCAGATTTATGTAAATCATAAATTAGTTGAATTAAGTGATGAACTAGGGATAAAATATATAATAACAAATGACGCACATTATTTAAAAAAAGAAGATAGAACAATTCATAAAGCATTTCTTAACTCACAACAAGGTGATAGAGAAGTTGATGACTTCTACGCAACAACTTATCTTATGAATACAGAAGAAATTGAACATTATATGTTAAAAGAAATGGGAGAAGAAGTTCTTCAAAAAGCATATAAAACAATTTTAGAGATTAAAGATAAATGTCAAGATTATTCTTTATTAAAACCTTTAAAGATTCCAAGATTAAATTGGAAATATTATAATGTAAAACCTAATGAAATGCAATTTTGGAGCGATAAGATTCCATATTTAAAAACTTTTCTTAGGTCAAAATATGATGAAGATAGACATCTTGCATATGCAATTATTGATAGATTAGTTAATAGTACAATAGAAGATAATTTGTGGAATAAAGAAACTACCGATGAAATAAATGCGTGTCTTGAAGATACATGGGTTTCGTCTGAAGTAAATGGAAGTAGATGGAGCGCATACTTTTTAAATCTTCAAAATATAATTGACTCATGTTGGGACGCAGGAACTTTAGTTGGGTGCGGCCGCGGGTCTGGTGTAGGATTTATCTTATTATATTTGTTAGGAATAACACAGATTAACCCATTAAGAGAAAAGAGCCAAACAAAGCGTTGGAGATTCTTGAATCCTGAACGTGTATCGGTTCTTGATGTAGATATTGATATAGAAGGCGGCCGCAGAGCAGAAGTTTTAAAGAACTTCCGTCGTATTTATGGAGAAGATAGGGTTGCGAATGTATTAACTTTAAAAACTGAAAAGTCAAAGTCAGCAATTCTTACAGCAGCACGTGGTTTAGGGATTGATGTTGATACAGCACAATATTTATCTTCATTTATTGAGGCTGATAGAGGTCAGTTAAGAACTCTAAAACAAACTTTTTATGGTGACCCCGAAAATGGTTTTGGTCCAAGCAAACAATTTAGAATTGAAATGGAAGAAAATTATCCTGAACTATGGAAAGTAGCTCAAGGTATTGAAGGGCTTATTAATGGTTGTGGAGTCCACGCGGGCGGAGTTATCTTTGTTGATGAACCTTTCACGAACTCAGCCGCACTTATGCGGGCGCCAAATGGAGAAATTATAACTCAATTTGACCTTCATGCAGCCGAAGATACAGGATTAATTAAATATGATATTCTTTCAGTTGAAGCATTAGATAAAATTCATAATTGCATTGATTTAATTTGTGATTATGGATATGAATCGAGAGAAGAAACTTTAAGAGAAACCTATGAAAAAATTATAGGTATATATAATCTTGAACGTGAAGCTCCGGAAATGTGGCAGATGTGTTGGGAACATAAAGTTCAAAGTTTATTCCAAATGGAAAAGCAATCTGGTATAAGCGGTATCGCAGCGATGAAGCCAACTTCAGTAGATGACTTAGCAATTCTTAATTCTGCGATTAGGTTAATGGCGACTGAAAAAGGCGGAGAAATGCCAGTTAATAAACTTGCAAGATTTAAAGCTCATCCAAGTGATTGGGATAAAGAACTTAAAAAGTATGGACTTGGCACAGAAGCAAAGAAAATCCTTGAACCAGTTTTGGGAGTTTCATATGGTTTATGTATTGCACAAGAACAGTTTATGCAGTTGGTTCAACTTCCAGAGTTGGGTGGATTTAATCTTACTTGGGCAGATAAGTTAAGAAAATCAATTGCAAAGAAGAATCCAGCAGAATATGATAAATTAACTGAAGAATATTTTAAGACAATTAAAGAAAAAGGTTTAGATGAAAAACTTTGTGATTATACTTGGAATATATTAATTGCGATGAGTAAAGGTTATGGTTTCAACTTATCTCATACGTTAGCATATTCATTAATTGGACTTCAAGAATTAAATTTAGCATATAGGTATCCATTGATTTTATGGGATTGTGCATGTCTGATAACAGATAGCGGCGGCGCAGAAAAAGAAGTTGAAGAAGAAGATGAAATAGTTAATGCGGTTGAAGAATTTTATTCTAATGATATAGGCAACTTCGAAGAAGAATCTGAAGAAGAGGAAGAGGTTGACGAAGAAGAGGATGGACCGGCCGCACCTAAAAAGAAAACAAATAAGACAACAAATTATGGTAAAATTGCAACGGCAATTGGTAAAATGAAAAATAATGGTATCACAATTGTTGCAACAGATATAAATAAATCTTCATATACATTTGCGCCAGACGTAGAAAAGAATTTAATTATTTATGGTTTAAGTGGAATTACAAGAGTTGGTGATGATTTAATTCGTGAAATTATGAATAATCGTCCATATGAATCAATTCCAGACTTTTTGAGCAAAGTTAAAATTAATAAGCCTCAAATGGTTAATTTAATTAAATCGGGAGCATTTGATAACTTATATAATGATAGAGTTTCAGCGATGGAGCTTTATATAGATTTAATTAGTGATAAAAAGAAAAGAATAACTCTTCAAAATATGAAGATGTTAATTGATTTTAAATTAATTCCTAAAGAATATGATTTTCAATGCAGAGTATTTAACTTTAATAAGTATATCAAGAAAAATAAAATTAATGATTCATATGGATTAGATATGCCAGCATTTACATTTTATAGTAATAACTTTGATATAGATTATTTAACACCATATAATCAAGATGGAATTTTATTTACAATTAAACAAGTTAAATGGGATATGTTATATAAGAAACAAATGGATATAATTCGTCCATTTATTCAAAAAAATAATTTAGATTTATTAAATAAAGTAAATCGTAGATTATATAAAGATTTATGGGATAAATATTGTGATGGTAATATAAGTAAATGGGAAATGGATTCAATTTCTTGTTATATACATGACCATGAGTTAAGTAAAGTAAAAAATATAATTTATGGTTTCTCAGACTTCTCAAAGTTATCTGACGAACCAACAGTAAATTATGAATTTACTTCAAAGCAAACTGGTCAAAAAATTCCATTATATAAAATTTATCGTATAGCAGGAACTGTTTTAGATAAGGATAAGAATAAGAAAACAGTGACTTTATTAACAACTGATAGTGTTGTAACTGTTAAAATTTTTGGTGATGCGTTTACTCATTATGATAAACAAATCTCTGAAAAAGGTACAGATGGTCACAAACATGTAGTTGAGAAAAGTATACTCGCGCGCGGTAATAAAATTATTGTAACGGGCATACGAAAAGAAGAAAATTTTATCTGTAAAAAGTATAAATCGACTCCTTATCCATTAGTAGAACAAATAGTCAATATAGATGAAGATGGATATATAAAAACTTATCATAGAACGGCTTAATTTTCTATACTAGGTTTTTATAAATTCTACTTATATATAGAAAATAAAAAGGAGAAAAAAGATATGAGTAGAATGATAGATTTAACTGGACAAAGATTCGGAGAATTAACCGTAATAAAACGTGCAGAAAAACCATCCGGTAGTAAATCTACTAGTGTTTTTTGGCTATGTCGTTGTAGTTGCGGCAATGAAAAGGTCATTAGCAGTAATGTATTAAGACAAGGTAAGGCACGCAGTTGTGGATGTAAAACTTCACAGTTGTTATCTAATAGTCAAGCGATAGATATTGTAGGTCAACGTTTTGGTCATTTAATAGTATTAGAACGCGCGCCGCGCCCTGAACACTGCACATCTACTGGAGCATATTATAAATGTAAATGTGACTGTGGTAATGAAAAAATTATTATGGGTAAATCTTTACGTAATGGGCATACCAAAAGTTGTGGCTGTCATTTAGACCAAATCACTGATTTAACTGGACAACGTTTTGGGCACTTGGTAGTTGAAAAACTTGATAGTAATGTTGAAAATAGAGGTAATGGCGCAATGTGGTTGTGCCGTTGTGATTGTGGAAACTTTACTTCAGTTAGTTATAGTAATCTATTAAATGGCCAACAGTCTTGCGGATGTCTAATATCAAAAGGTGAAGAAGAAATATATAAATTATTATTAAACAATAATATATCTTTTAAAACTCAATATAGTTTTAATGATTTAAGAGGTAATAATGGCGGACTCTTACGTTTTGACTTTGCTATTTTCAAAGATAATCAATTACATCATTTAATTGAATTTCAAGGGGAACAACATACGATGGAATGGTCTAAATTTTTTGATTTATCAATACAAGAACATGACAAAAAGAAAAAAGAATATTGTCAAAAATATAATATACCATTAATATGTATTCCATATTCTAAACTTGGTCATATCACAAAGGAAGATTTACTAATATGAGTTATGGTTTATATGACGGGGACTTAAAATTATATCCCTCTGTCCCCGTCTTCAACTTAGAACTAATGAAATTATCTACTTACTACAAACGTAAACGTCAAATAGTAAGTTTTACTCCTCGTTTTATTCCTGAACGATATTCGAATTATTTAGTAAGACAAG